TCCTCCAGTCCTGTCAGGGAGTATGACGGCATCATTGCGGATGGGGCGATCCGGTCCGGAAAAACGGTCTGCATGTCCCTGTCCTTTGTCTTCTGGGCAATGGAAAATTTTGACGGCCAGAATCTGGCCATGTGTGGTAAGACCATCGGTTCCTTCCGCCGGAATGTTCTCTTCTGGCTGAAAAGGATGCTGAAGAGCCGGGGCTATGCCGTTCTGGATCACCGGGCCGACAACATGGTGGAAATATCCCGGAAAGACGTGACAAATTATTTTTATATTTTCGGCGGTAAAGATGAACGCTCGCAGGACCTCATTCAGGGAATTACTCTGGCGGGGGTCTTTTTTGATGAGGTTGCCCTGATGCCGGAAAGCTTTGTGAATCAGGCCACGGGCCGGTGCTCGGTGGATGGATCAAAATTCTGGTTCAACTGCAATCCGGACGGCCCATACCATTGGTTCAAGGTCAACTGGATCGATAAGGCGGTCGGCTTTCTGGGGAAAGAAAAGGCACGGAAGCTCCGGGAACAGGCGGAAAAGGAGCATCGGGATCCGGGACTGAAAAGGCTGCTGTATATCCATTTCACCATGGACGACAATCTGAGCCTGTCAGAAGAGATCAAAGCCAGATACCGCTCCAACTACACAGGTGTGTTCTTCAAACGGTATATCACGGGCCTGTGGGCAATGGCGGAAGGAATCATTTATGACATGTTCGATGCCGACAGGCATGTACAGCCGATTCTGAAGTTCTGCGCCCGTCTTCTGGATGGCGGACGGTATGTCAGTGTTGATTACGGCACGCAGAATGCGACGGTTTTCCTTCTGTGGAATAAAGGAACCGATAAGAAATGGTACTGCATCCGTGAATACTATTATTCCGGCCGGGAGAAGGGGAGGCAGAAGACGGACAGCGAATATGCCGATGATCTGGAAAACTGGCTGGAGGGGATAAAGGTTCGGGCGGTGATTGTGGATCCTTCGGCAGCATCCTTTATCGCGGAGCTGAACCGGCGCGGGTACCACGTGATCCGGGCAGATAACGATGTGGCGGACGGAATCAGAGTGGTGTCGGCGCTGCTTAATACGGGGCACCTGATTTTTTCAGATTCCTGTGTCAGTACGATCAGGGAATTTGCATCCTATATCTGGGATGAAAAGGCCGCGCAGCGCGGTGAGGACAGGCCGGTCAAGGATCACGATCACGCCGTGGATGCGGTGAGATATTTCTGCTATACCATTCTGAACAGGCGCATGGCGCGTATACAGGGAAAGAAAAAATATGGTTTCAGCTAAAAGGAGGAAAGGATCATGCATCATAGATTCACGGTGCCGGCAGCGGACTGGGATGAACGCAATCCGGATAAGCGCGTAATCCGGGGACTGATCCTGAAGCATCATGGCTTTACAGATCAGCTCAGACATAACCGGGACTACTATGAGGGAAAGCACTCCATTCTGAATGAGAAGGACCGGAAGGCACAGCTGGTATGCAACCATGCAAAGGATATTGCCGATACAGCCAGTTCCTATTTCATCGGCAATCCGGTCTCCTATAAATCAGACACGGATATCACGGCGCTGACAGATGCGCTGGAGACGGCGGGGGCGGATGAGGCAGACGGAGATAACGGACTGGATCTGTCTGTCTACGGCCGGGCTTATGAATATATCTATGTCAGAGAGGGAGAGACGGAGCTTTCCATCAGGAACCTTTCTCCGGAGAATACCTTCATGGTATATGACGACAGCATAGAGGAAAAAGAGCTTTTCGGCGTTTACTACTATGCCAGAAAAGATGATACGGACAGAAGAAGTACGGCGTATACGGCAACCATTCTGACCCGCAATTACAGATATGTGATGGATATTCAGGACATAAAGGGGGCGCAGGACCTGACGGAGCAGCCGGAGGAGCATTACATGGGCGAGGTTCCTCTGGTGGAGTATCAGAACAATAAGCTGGGCATAGGGGATTATGAGCTGCAGATTCCGCTGATCGACGCCTATAATGCCCTGATGTCTGACCGTGTCACGGATAAGGAACAGTTTATTGACGCCATTCTTGCCCTGTATGGTTTCATGCTGGGAGATGCGGATACGAAGGATGAAAACGGAAAGACGGCGGCACAGCGGCTCCGGGAAGATAAGCTGCTGGACGGCCTGCCGGTTGACGGAAAGGCGGAGTACCTGACCAGAACCTATGACGAATCCGGTGTGGAGATTTTAAAGAAGGCTCTGGAGCAGGATATTCATAAATTCTCTCATATCCCCTGTATGTCGGATGAAAGTTTCGGAGGCAATGTCTCCGGGGTTGCCATGGAGTTCAAGCTGCTGGGAATGGAGAACATTACCAAGATCAAGACCCGGTATTATAAAAAGGGGTTGCGGAAACGGCTGCGCATTTTCTGTACCTTTCTCGGGAAAAAGGGGATTCATGTGGAACCCTCCGGGATTACGGAATCCTTCACCAGAGCACTGCCCAAAAATCTTCTGGAGATCAGCCAGATCGTGGCGAATCTGTGGGGGAAGGTGAGTAAAAAAACGCTTCTGTCACAGATCCCGTTTGTGGAGGACCCGGATGCGGAGCTGGAAGCGGTGGAGAAAGAAGCCAGGGAGACTGTGGAGCAGCAGAAGGAGATGTTCGGTCTGGGAAGCAACCTGCCGCCTGAAAGACAGGAAGAGGAAGAAGGGGAAGGGCGCGATGAGATAAATGAGTAACGACTACTGGTCCCGGCGGCAGGCGCAAAGGATGTTTGAATACATGGAGGAGGCAGAGAAGGCGGCCGATGAGATCGCGAAGCTGTACCTGGAAGCCTCTGTTTATCTGAATCAGGAAATGGACAGGATATTCGACCGGTTTCGAAGCAGGCACCATCTGCCGGAAGCTGATGTCCGTCTGCTTCTTTCCCGCCTGCAGGACGGAGATTCCCTGAAAGAACTGAAGCGGCTGCTGCAGGAGACGCAGGGAGAGGATTCAGAGAACCTTCTGACGGAGCTGGAGGCTCCTGCGTATCGTGCGCGGATAGAGAACCTCCAGCTGAAGATGAACCAGATCGACAGCGTTATGCGCGACGTATATCGTCAGGAACAGATCCTTCATATGGATTTTTATGCGGGTCTGGCGCAGGAGAGTTATTATAAATCCGTTTTTGATATTCAGAAACGCGCAGGCTGTGCCTTTTCATTTTCTTTTCTCAGCGCTGAAAAGATAGAACGTGTGATAAACAGCAGATGGTCCGGAATGAACTATTCGGAGCGGATCTGGAAGAATACGGACAGGCTGGCGAAGGAACTGAAAAAGGAGCTTCTGCTGAGTCTTGTAACAGGCAGGACGAACCGGGAGACCGCGGCGGTCATATCGGAACGGTTTGCCGTCGGAGCCGGAAAGGCCCGGCGCCTGGTACGCACGGAAAGCTGTTATCTGCTGGGGCATATGCAGGCAGAGACATACAGAGAGAACGGTGTGGAGAACTATATCTTCGTTGCCACGCTGGATCTGCGGACTTCAGAAACCTGCCGCGCTCTGGACGGAAAGCGTTTTAAGGTTGCGCAGCAGGAACCGGGAAAAAATTATCCGCCCATGCATCCCTGGTGCCGGTCAACCACCATCAGCGATATGACGGACGAGGAACTGGCACAGATGAGACAAAGGGCCAGGGACCCTGTGAACGGCGAGGTTCTGGAAGTCCCGGAGAACATGACCTATCAGGAATGGTATCAGAAATATGTGGAAGGCAATCCGGAGGCAGAGCTTCAGGAGAAGATGATAAAGAGCAGATCATCTGACCGCTCACAGCATGAAAGATATCAAAGACTGCTGGGAAAGGATGTGCCGGAAAGGCTGGACGATTTCCAGAGGATGAAGTATACTGATCCCGGGAGATGGAAATATACGAAACTCCGGTATGATGATGAAAGATTAAAGATCAGACTCCGATCTGATTCTACCGGAAAGATAATTAATTCCGGCCGTCAGGGAAAACATATAAAGGAGCATCAGAATTTTATAAAGGGCAGAAGTTATCTGACTATTACGGAGGAACAGGCACAGGAGCTTGTTAACAGATATGCAGGAACCGGCCAGATCATAAGAAACCGTGCCGGAGGATTTGAACATAAGGAGAGAGTCATCGTGAAAGATGACATCGCGGTATATGTTGATCTGGAAGGCAATGAGACACCGACCAATGCTTTCATCATTCATTATTCAGACAAAGGGACACATATAGTGCCGGCAAGAGGACAGCATGATACAGGATGAATACTTCAAACAGACAGTGAAGATAACTGATGTAGACGGTGAGACGTGGACCGGGAAGGTCGAAATGATCACGTCACCTGCTGACAGTGACAGCGGAGAAAGGGAGCTGGCTGTTTCTTATAATGGAGGACTGCTCCTCTTCAGGGAGTCTGAAATCAAAGGGATTGAGCTTTATAAACAGCCGGAAAATATCAAATATGAAAAGGAGCAGTAATATAGAGGAAATCAAAGAATTTGATACAGTATTATTGAAAGATGGAAGGGAAGCAGATATCATGGAAGCTTTTGAGAACAAAGTTTTCATAGCGGATGTCGGCTCCTGCAGACTGGGAGACGATAGATCTAACCATTGACGAAATAGAGAAAGTAATCCTGCATGGATAGTTTTATTGCCATCCGGATTATAAAACAGCCCCGCCGGTAAACGCCGGCGGGTTTTTCATGCCCGACTCCGGAAAGGAGGGGAGGGGGGAATGAAAGTGAAGGCAATCTGACGATACAGTGATATCCTGCTGAAGAAAATTGTGGAAAAGGATACTGCTTTCGAAGTTGAGGAAAAACGGGGAAGGCATCTGGAACGTCAGGGCGTGGTAGAAATTCTTTCCCGGACACACTTGCAGAAGAAGGAAAACGCCGTGGAATAACAGGCCGGCGATTCCCATATCACGGAGCTGTCCGTTAAACAGCCATAAAGCACGCGGAAAATCCGGGTGTTATTTTTATGCAACGGCGTGGGCGATTGAACGCGTCGGGGCAGGAAGGAGTGCAGAATGAAATGCAGGAAAACAGGTATGCCGGTTCAGACGATGCCGGAGAGGAAACCCAGTCTTCCTCTGAACCTCCAGTTTTTCGCAGAAGGAGACGGCAACGGGACCGGCGGTTCGGCCGGAAACGAAGACGGAGCCGGTGAAAATGGAGGAAGTGCCGGAGCAGGACAGAAGCTGTCCTTTGACGACTTCCTGAAAGGGGAAGGAAATCAGGCAGAATTTGACCATCATATGAATAAGGCAATTGAAACCGCAGTGAAAATGCGCAGGAAAAATGGCGTATTCTGACAGACGATAAGGTATCCGAGACCGAAAAACTGGCGAAAATGACTGGTACGCAAAAAGAGGCCTATCTCCGGCAGAAACAGGAGAAAGAGCTTCAGAAGCGTGAGACGGATGTCACCAGACGGGAGCTGATGGCAGAAGAGAAGAATACACTGGTGGAGAAAAAGCTTCCGGCAGAGCTGGAGGAAATCCTGAATTACGGGGATGCGGATACCTGCAGGAAGTCCATCGAAACGGTTGAAAAGGCCTTCCGGACTGCGGTTCAGGCCGCGGTGGAGGAAAGGCTGAAGTGTGGGAAACCGCCGAAAATGGCTCCGGAAAACGATGGTAAAGGCGGAGCTGTATCATTTGTGGAAGTCATCAGAGAAAACCAGTCAAAGACATGATTAAAAAGGAGGAAAAAGGTGGGATATCTGAAAGATGAACTGACCGGCTTCGTGCCGAAGGAACAGGCGAAGGAGATCATGAAGGACGTTACGAGGGGCTCTTCCGTCCTGCGGCTTTCCAAAGTGGAGCAGATGACCAGTGATAACAAGAAGTTCCCGGTTATGGCTGAGGGACCGGGCGCTTACTGGGTCGGTGAAGGCGAGAGAATCAAAACCAGCGGCACGCAGTGGATTTTCCCTGAGATGATGGCAAAAAAACTTGCTGTGATCATTCCTGTCGCGAAGGAAAAGCTGAAGGACACGACAATAGATGTTTTCGGGGAGCTGAAGGAGCCCATGGCGGAAGCATTTTATAAAGCCATTGACGCGGCGTGCCTGTTCGGTGTGAATTCTCCGTTCAAAAGGAATGTGTATGCGGCCGCCGTCACAGCGGAAAATTACATCGTTGACGGTACCGCAGCGTCTCTGGATCTGGATGTTTCCGATGTGATGGCGCTGATCGAAGACGCAGGGCTGGATGTGAACGGCTTTGCTGCTCATTACGGTGTCAGGAACCGGTTGCGGAAGCTGAGGGATTCCAACGGGAACGCACTGTTTGCATCGGGAGTGGATCAGACGGAATTCTATTCCAGTCCCATCGAATTTTCCCGTAACGGCGCATGGGACAAAGACAAAGCGGAGCTGATCGCGGCGGACTGGAGCAAGTCTCTGGTGGGCATCCGGGACGGGCTGGAGTATGAGATTCTGAAGGAGGCCACACTGCAGGGGACTCTGGATGCGGACGGAAAGCCGATCTCCCTGGCAGAACAGGACATGGTTGCGATCAAGGCGACTATGCGGCTTGGTTATCTGCCGATTAAGGATGAGGCCTTTTCCCTTCTGGTAAAAACGGCGCCGGTAAAGGAGGAAATACGGAATGAGATGTGAAAAGAACGGCAGAATGATCAAGGCATCTGACAGGACTTTTCGGGTTGTTTACAGGAATCAGGGATATATCCCTGCCAGACCGCCCGATGCAGGCGGAACAGAGGATGAAGCGGTCCCCGGAGAGAAGACCGGTTTCGGAGAAAAGGAACGGAACGATATGACGATTGCGGAGTTGAAAGAGACGGCGAAGAAAAAGGGGCTGCAGGGATATTCCAGCCTTTCAAGGGCAGAGCTTCTGGAGCTGGTGGGCGGTGAGATGCATGACTGATATCGAAAGGCTGCAGAGACTGACGGGAGAAAAGGATTCCGGTCTGGTGGAGATCCTTCTGGAGGATGCAGGGGAATTTGTTCTTGCATATACCGGCCGGAAACGGATGATACCGCAGCTTGAGAAAGCCGTGCGGGATCTTGCAGTGATTGCCCTGAACCGTCTGGGGGCGGAAGGGGAAAAAGCGCGGAACGCGGGCGGTGTCAATGCTTCCTTTGAAAATGCCCCGAAGCAGATATACGGTGTGCTGGACCGGTATCGTCTGGCGTGTGTGGGAGGCAGAACCTATGAGACTGAGAAGAAACAGGCTGAAACAGTATTATCTGCGGCCGGCGGAAACGAAGAGGGGACGTGAGGGGGATTCCTATACGGAATACGGTCCCGCCAGTGCCTTCTGCGTTGAAATCTGGCCGGCCGGCGGAAAAGTACAGGCGGAGCTGTATGGGGCCCGGCTGGAGTATATTTTCAATTGTCTTGTCCATGGGCGGTATAACATCCGTATGGCCGGTAACGGCCTGCCTGAATATGATTTCGGAGAGTTTGTTCTGCGGGAAGGAGACGGCGTCTGTCTGTATGTTTCCGCGGAGGAGCCTCCGGATTACCGGATCATAGCCGTCAGGCCGTATGAGATTCTGTATATGGAGGTGGAGAAAATTGCCCGTTGAGAATCGGAAGCTGATACAGAAGCTGGATAGTCTCTCCCGCGTGGATATGCGGGCAGGTATATCGAATGCGGTACAGATGGTACAGGCGGAAGCAAAACTGCTGTGTATGGTGGAATCCGGAGAACTGAGGCAGTCCATTGTGACTCAGGTTGGAGGCACGGAAAGCTATGCGGTCGGGTTCTGCTATACAACCGAAAAATATGCGGGCTATGTGGAATTTGGTACGGGCCCCGGAGGAGAAGCACAGCATGCCGGAATATCGCCTGCCGTATCCCCGGCGTATCCCCGGTCTCCCTGGTGGATTCATGAAAGCCAGATTGACAGGAGACTGGCAGAGAAAATCCCCCGGCCAGTGCCCCCCCCAAAGGGAAGAAATTTTTACCTGTTTTCCCGCCAGCCGGCCCAAACC